GTATCCAAGCTTAAAACCGTCGCCACACGCCGCAAAGAGGGTCATATTGGCAGCAACGCCAACTGTGGCAATGCGCAGGGCACCGAAGTTGCAGATCGGGCTCACATTCTGGCCAATGATCCTAGGGATGGCAAGGTGGCGGTACGGCGAATAGAACGGGACAAGCATCTCCGAGTAAGTGGTCTCAAGGGAGCCATCTGAATACATTGAAGCGCCCATACCACCAAGCCCATAGGAGGCTGTGGCCAGGGTGTTGAACTCCTCAGTTGGGGTGACCTCATCGACTTCATCGATGTTGCCAACAACAAAAGTCATCCGCCAGGGGCCGACACTGGCGGCTTGAAACTTGATGGGGCCAAGCCAGAAAGAGAAAAGTGGGGACCACCATCCCGCCTGGCCACGCAAGGTGTTGCGGTCAACAAGGATTGCCGAAATGATGGTGGAGTCAAGGGGCATTGGTGAGTCACGCCGAATGCAAACGTGGCGCTTGAGGAGCTCTTCAATGGTGTCTGTGGGCACATAAGAACGAGCATCACCAGAGGGGGCCTTCGAAGCCGGAGCGGCAACGGTAGCTTTGTCCTGAGGGTCAGGGGGCGACTCAACAACCGTGTCAACCCCGAGCATCTGCGAGGTGTACACAGGAAGGTAAGAAGGGACCCCAAACACGCGCGGTTGAACGCGCGCGATGAGGGCTTTATCGCACCCACGATGGACAAAGGGAAGGCCAAGATTCTCATAGTGGTACGGGATCGAGAAATCAAAGTCCTCCCATCTCTTCTCACCACCCCATTGGTGCCGCACATGCTCAAGCGTGACGATGGGATCGCGAATCGAGGCTCGAATGAGTGCGGCCTGAATCTCACTGCGGAAGGACCGCCACTGGGCTTCGGGCCACATGCATGTCCGAAGGAGAACATCATTGACATTCTGAAGAAGTGCTTGATGGGGCGAAAGCCCTGAGCGAATCCACTTCAGTGAGTTGAGGAGGTCGGCCCGCTGTGGGATAGCGACAAAAACGACGCCAGGCGAGGGTGGAGGTTCCTCTTCGATGATCCGGCGCGTGGTGAGCTTGAGAAACGAAAGGTCGCAAAGATCACGCAAGGTGTCTGTCGGCTCAACCGGCTTCTTCTGGGCTGTCGTATAAACGCACCCGAGCTCAGTCATGGCGCAGGACATCGCATACTGGTCGAAAGAGGAAGCAACGTCCGAAACGACAACGACATGATCATCAGAGTATGTCTTGACTTTGACGTGCTCTTCAAAGCGATACATGTCAGCAAGCCGAGGCTGGACGCGCCTCATGTGAATGAGGTACGCCATCCTAATGTACATGCCCGACATATAATTGCCCTTGATGGAAGTGAGAGCAATACCGGAGGGAAGCCCCCCAGAAACGCGGTAGTACGCACGACCAACAAGCACGAGCCGATGAAGGCCAGCTCGCGCGAGGGTGCGCCGAACACGAGAGTCTTCAGCGGGGACCGGGCCAGCAAGAGCATAGAACGACTCGACGAGCTGAAGGAACCCGTCGAGGAACTGGTCGTTCCACTGACGCTCAAAGCCC